AGCAACTAATTCTGGGGTTTTAGCTACTAGATCAGCAGCATCTGGCACACAATTTGGTACTTCTTTGCCATCTTTTTCTTTCATGCCAACTTGTTTATAGCCTTCCCAGCAAGGGTCAGCATCTTGACCAAATCTAGGTACTGTTTGAGATTGGTCTTTAAGACCTTGGATGATTTTAGCTACATCAGCTAAATCACCTTGAAATTTCTTTAATTCATCTTTTTTGCCAGCACGAATGACGATTTCATCATCTTCTTTAAATTCTGGAGTGCTGAGTGGAGTAGCTTTTTCTGGGAAATCACCAGAATCATCTTCGCTGTGTTTGATGAATTTTTTAGCCACTTCTTTAGGAATTCCAATGTTGCTATGTCCTGCCAATGCAGCATACATAGCTTTTCTTTGTTGTTCCGACTTAAATGGCATAAAACTACCTTACAGTATTTTTGACGATTGTAACGCTAGTTTGCCTTTTTTTGTAAGCATTTCTTCAGGCATCTTTCGCAAACTGTAAATATATTTGTAATAACAGCGACAGTATACTTCTTCACCTGGAGTGGTAATGTCATCAGTATATCCATTAGTGGCTTTAATAAATCCTTTTTCGCTTGCCCAATTACCTCTAATGACATAAACCTTTTCATCCCTTTCTTTATGATCTTTGCGGTAATCATAATTAATTTGTTTCCAATGAGAATGCCATTTACCAGCAATTGCGCCATTATCAACAGCGACAATATCATTAATGTTAGAAATCAATTTATGGGTTTGATCTATTACAACTCGCCTTTGATTAAAAGGCATTTTTGCTAAAGACTTTTTAATATTTTGTTTTTCTTTATTGCGGTCTACTGCGAGTGAACCGCCTTTAGGAATGGATGTAGCCCAACCTTCAAATCTTCTGAGCACATCTGTAATACTTTGCTCTCGATTGTATTTAATCAAGTTTGCAGAAGCCATGATTCTGCGATCTAGTTCAGACCTAAGTTTTGGCTTTAATCGGTCAATGTCATATTTGGATACTTCTTTATTGACTAGACCGCCTTTAGTCACCAGGCGAGAAAAGGCTGCATTTAAAGACTTTTCCATTTCTTTTTGCATCTGGGCTTCTGACATCAAAGCCTTTTCTGCTGCTTCTTTAATCTTTTTAAGCCAATTGTCTACTCGACTTTGAGAATCAAAGCCATATTCAATAAAGTCATTAATGGCAGCAGTAAGAACTTCAAAAAATGTCATTCTGTATCTTTAATAAAAATAGTTCCCAGGCAGCAGGGTGCATACGACTTTTGCCAGTTTCATAATCTGACCATCTTGCTTGGGTAGTATATATTAAAGATGCAGCTTTGGATTGAGATAATGCAGCCCTGGCTGCAATAATTTCTTCTGGTTTTGGGGTAGTACCAAGACCACCCCTTTTTCTAGTTTTAGTCATCTTCTGATACAAGTCCTAAATTAAGGGCAAACACAAACATTTCATATTCAAACTTTTCTAATGCTTTGCTTTGGAATGGCAAGTCTGTCAAATATTCGCAAAATAGCAATTTGTCCTGAGTTGCAGCATAAGCCTTGGCATTTTCTAAAGTTAAAAATTTATCTATCATACTATTCCCTTTCATGGAAAGCCCCCGAAGGGGCATCAATTAAGCAGCTTCTACTTCTGGAGCAATGACACCAACTGAAATCCAATATTCATTGTGCATATAACCACCAGCAAATAACTTGTAAACCAAGTGACTTGCATACCCATTGAATCTCATGTTGTAAAAACTATGGGCATCTTTGAAACTATCTGGAGCACCTTCCATGCCAGAGTAATATCCTTTCATGAACTGGTAAATCTTTTCACCCAAGGCATCACTCATTTTATTGTCAACAAAGGCATATTTCACTTGGGGAATGTCATCCCTGCGATTGCTGATCTCATAAATATCTTCCATGCCATTGAAGTGACCATACTCAAACTGACTGACATAGCTGCTCAACTCAGCATATTGCGCTGGGGGCAAATCCTGAACATACACATGAATGCTGCTACCCATGCTATAGCTTTTGCTGCGAACTTGACCAGCGATGCCTTTGGCTTTCATAAACTGGCGAACCATTTTGGCAGCACCAGCATGACTACTAATTGAACCCATGATTAACTCCTTATTTGATGATTAATAAACACTACAACTTAATAATATACTAATTTAGGATAATGTCAAGCAGCTTGTAGCTTTTTTTCACAATACCCATATTCTTCTTCCAAGATCATGCGAATATGCTCACGATCTACAGAATCGCCACACACAGGAATACCGTAGCGATACTTGCGACCATCCTTTGATTGCAAAAAGCGGATAGCTTGCTTAATGATTTCATAGGGAACTCCCATATCATAAATACCGCCATCGCCATAGAAGCTATAAACATATTTCGCAAACACAACCATTTCTTTATAAGCCATTGCCATTTTGATTCCTTTCGTGAAGCCCCCGAAGGGGCATTAATCAATCCATCCAACCATCGTAATACTCACCGACAATCCCATGAGCAGCCAAGAATTCCAAAGCAGGAGCAACTGATTTCGCAGCAGCCACATTTCCCTGAACAAAGCTACAAGGCACAATGCTTTTTTCTACAACATTTCTTTTTCCTTTGCCCAAGTAGTAAATCCGAATCGCTTTGCCACCGCAGCAGCTACCGACATCCTCACCGCCATTGTCCAACCAGCTTTGATACCAGACAGACTCAGCAGCTTTGATATAGGGCATTTTTTCAACCAAGTCAGCATCCTGGTATGCCATGACTTTTTTGCCAGCCCAGATTTCAACTTCTTTCATAATTTTCCTTTCGTGGTTAATTACTACACTTTCAGTATATACCTATTAGGTATTAATGCAACAACTTTTTTAGGGTTGTTGCATTTTTGCTACTTCAGCATTTCCTTCATAAAAGATGCTTTCTTGGCAGCCAATTCTTTGATATTCAACTTGCAATCTTCACAATCGCAGGGAATAACATCATTTTTGGCAGCTTGACGAATCTCAGCCATAGTGTCAAAACCTCGAACATGAACTAAATCATCTGAAAATCTAAAGCCGAATGGCAGCCAGAGCATATAGGCATCGTCATCCGCATCTACATCACGACTAACATCTAATTGGTATTTCATAACAACTCCTTTCGTGGTTGAACTACTTAAAACTTTAAAACTCTGTACTCAATACCCTCTAACTGATAATCCAGAGAAACTGCTGCCGAATCTCCTTCAAAAAACCTTTTGGCATTGTAGGCAAGACCGACAGCAAGCAAACAATCTGCAAGCAACTCATCGCCATTCATGACACCGATTTTTTGAAAAGAACCGCCAACTTTTTCAGCAATCAATAAATTCATAAAACCCCCTCAAGCTGGTTGAAACATCTGACGAGCATCATTCATAAAAACCCGATAAGCGATCAATTGCTGCTCGCTAAATTCCTCTGGATTCTGACGAATTTCAATCAAGGCTTCCAAGAACCCAATTCCACAGTCCTGGCGATATTCCTCAATAATTGCAATGGCTTGGTCGATCTGCATTTTTAATTCCCTTTCGTGGTTAATTAAGACTACATTCTTATATTATTCCTATTTAGTATAGGTGTCAAATCTATTTATCTAAAGTGTTGTTTTTGCACAAATACAACAAATAGTGAAATAGTCCTTGTGCTTATACCTAATAAGTATTAATATGTAAGTGTAGTAGTTAATCACGAAAGGAGTTTGAAATGAGTTTGTCTTTGTATGGATACGAGGTTTTCAGTATTGCCCAAGCCCAGGGGATTTTGATTTTGGCTTTGGCAAAAGGTCAAATGGGCAGGGCTGCTGCTGCTAGGGCAGTTATCCAGCAATTTCAAGAAAGGGGTGCAGCATGAGTCAGGAAATGTATGGTTGCGACATTGAGCAGTTTATAGCGCAGATCAGATCATCAGCCAGCTACAAGTTGGGTGGGGCTGGTATTGTTGTTGCTGGTCTTATGAGTGATGCTCAAGAGGAATTGGCTGTGGGTGCGAATGAAAGAGCCAGACAGAGTTTGAACAGAGCCAAAGCGATTTTGTTTGAAATCATGGATGGCAATATGATTTTGGAAATTCCAAGATAACCACGAAAGGGAAATAAAATGTCTAGCTATTATGAAGATTTGAAAATTAATAATCCTGCGAAGTATGCGGATTTGCGAATTGCTGGCAATTCTGACAAAGTTGCATTAAAGAATATGATTCGAGCATTATCTATTTTGCCTGGTCTTAATTCTGAAGCGGATGATCTTCGCCTGGCAGCAGCAAAAAGATTATTAAAGAATCGCTATTAAAATAAGCCCCTTGTGGGCTTTTTGCTCTATCCTATAGGGGTAGATGTATGATACAATTTAATGAAAGGAGTCTATATGCAAATAGGCAAATATGAGATTAGTCCATCGGCTATTTTCTATGTAACAGCAGAAGATGAATATCCAGTATCAGTCAATGCTGGTGATGGTATTCCAATGGTTGCAGCTTGGATCAATGGAGAACCTCAACCCTTTGATATGAAGGGTGTCTTTATGCTACCAATTAATTCATCGGCTTTTCAGGCTTTGGTGATGGATTCCCAGGCAGCATCATAAAGTTCTTTCATCTTATTGTTGGCTGCATTAACCTTTTCCTGCTCATCAGCAGTTAATGGTCTTTTTTGAACTTCAGCATCCTCGACAATAATACGAACTTCTTCATAGTACTTATGCCCTTTTTCTTTTGCTTCTAGCATCTGGGGCATATTTACTTGAATCTCAGCATAAGAACCATTGACTTCAACCACCATATTGATGTCTCGGTATCCAGACCCTGCTAATGAATCGACATTAGGATCAAGAAGATTTCTTAATTTTGCTGGCTCACCATATTGGGCTTTAATCTTCTCGATAGCACTTGGCACATCTTTTACTGAATTAATCTCGATAGTGGTTCTGAGCAAATCTTTAATTTTGGATGGGTCATTATTGTAAGACTTGGTGATCTTATCAACTGCTCTTTCTGAACCCTTGAGTGGCACAACCGCAGCTTTACCACCAAGTTCTTTAGCGATCTGGGCATTGGTCTCATCAAACTTGTTTTTGTTTTGGGCAGCCCTTTGGTACATTTCTTCAAATTCTTTGCGTTTTTCTTTTGGTAAGCGATCTACATCTTTCTTTTGCAACTTTCCTTCTAAATGCTCTTTTGCGCTTTTGGCGGTTGGAACTTTAGGTGGCTCTGCTGCTGTAGGTTTATTTGCTGCCTTTGGTGGCTCTGGTGGTTGTGGAATAGATTTAGCTGCCACAGTATATGGGGCTTGTGCTCGACCACCAGGCATAGTAGTGGTTGCTGCGCTACTACCTGCGCCAGCAGTAAATTTTCCATCCGCATCCCTGGGATGGTCTTGTTCTATGAAAGCATCAGCTTTTGGGGTGGGGTTTGCCCAATCCCCCTTTGCAAAATAAGCATCCAATCTAGGTAAGTTTTTAAGTTCTTGTTCTGGAATTTCATATTCAGCGATTGCATCAGCATCCAATTGCATAGAACTTTGGAACATATCTGGCATTTCATTCAAATTGTCAGCAGCCCATTGAATTAAATTTGCTCTATTTTGTGGATCAATAACTGGCAGCATTGTACGAAGTACTTCAGTAACACCTTTTAGCTTAATGTCATCAACTTTGACTTTTTCGCTTGGCGGTTCTTCCATGAGTGATTCCCACTCAGGTTTGAAAGCATTTTTCCATGAATAGAATGCTTGCTCATAGGTCATCTTGCCATATTGCTCTGGATAGGCAGATTGAATAGATTCAAATAATTCTTTATTCCAGGCTCGGTGCATTACGATCTTGTCAAAGAATCGGAACAAAGATTCCATGTCAACTCGAATGCCATCAATGTACTGGACAATGGCTTTTGCATCTTCAGTACCTTCACCAAAGCCTTGAGTAAATGCTTCATCTTTGAGTAGCATTGCAGGGACATCGGAAGCAGCAGCAATATTGGCAATGATGTTATCTCTGGCAGTTGTCATTGCAGTTGCAGTATTGGTCAAATCAATGGAGTTGATTTCTTCATCAATATCAATTGATAGCACATTGCCAGTACCGCCTTCTTGCAAATAAGTGCGCTTAATACCAGCAGCAGTTTGCATTAAGCGATTGACAATAGACCCAGCAGGTTTTTGCTTGGCAATAATCAGACCTGATTTAAAAGTCACCAGGTCATCGGTAATCATCGACTGAACAAAAGACTTTAATGGATACAATGCCCTTTGAAACACACTTCGACCTGTATAGCCGAAAGCACTAGATTGGAAAGACAAGTAGATAGGAGTGCCATTGAATACCACCACGCTACGGCTAGGATGATAAGGCTGACCAGCAGCAGTAGTGTATGCAAGAGGTTTTTGAAAGTCTGGCGCATTTGGGTTCTGGTTTGTAACAATCGAACCAGCCATGTTTAATGGGTCTAACTGATTAAAATAAATGTTGAGATCAGGAAGCTGCCAAGGATCAATAGGCTCAGTAGTAGGAATCTTATCAGCACCCACAACAATTCCACCAGCCCCATAAGTGCGATTGATAAACATAACATCACGAATATGATTAGTAGCACCTAATTTTTCCCATTCTTTTTGAAATGCCTCGACCAACATTTCCTTTGGTTCTGCATCTACAGTAATAATTCTGGGTTTTGAAAGAGCCAAGCGAACTGGCTTTTCAACTAATTTACCGCCTAATGGGTGATATTCCCAAATGATTTTGCATAATTCATAACCTGCCTGTGAACCTGGTTGGATATTCTCAGAACTGAGCAGGTTCATTAATTCACCACCCAGATAAGTATTATTCACCATCACATCAGACATAGTTATTCCTTAGTAGCCATATTTATCGCCAACACCAATGGCTAAACTATATACGAAAGCATCTAGCAAGTCATCTGCTCTTTTGTAGGCATCTTTATCGCCAATTCTAAATCCAGTTACCTGAGTTAATAGGTGATTACGACTAGCATTTTTAAATGTCATAGTCTTATCAAAAGCATAATCGCTAATCTTCATTAAGCCCTGGTGAAAGTAACCCGATACAGAAATGGCTCTTTCATCCTTGCCTACTGAGGTTAACCCTGAGTCAATGGCATGAGTATTCCATCCTCTTGCTCTGCCTTGTTGAATCAAAATTGATCCAGCAGCAGCATCTTCAATAAATGTACCGACAACTCCCTGCCTTGCATTAGTCAATCTAGCGAGTTCTTCTAATCTGGAAAATACACTTGGCATCCAATTTTCTAGCATTGCGCCATCAATTTGCACAATATCCCAATCCAATAAAATCAGGTTATATGGATTTTGGGTATATCGGTCTACAGCAACATAGACAATGGCAGTACCATCATTTTCTTTACCGCCTTTGACCGCAGTATCAATGACTGCATATACACCATCGCATTTACTAGGGTAAACCACAGGTTTATTATCGACCAGCAGCTTATCTAGGCTAAAGAATGCTTCACCTGACCAATCCACGAATTCAGCCAGGTATTCTTGCTTAAATACCATTGGATGATTTTCTCTCTCCAGCTTTTCCAATTCCTCTTTAGGTAGAAATGGATTAGTAAAGGTTGGAGCATGGTATTCAGTAAATCCATGTTCAGGCTGATTGCATATCTGCCAAAAGAAGTTGTCGCTATCAATTCCATTGGGTGTTGATGCTGTAATACAACTACCTTGATAATCGAGTAATGCTGGTTTGATAGCGGTTTGCCATACTTTAGACATATTGGGCTTGGTAAAGGCTGCTTCATCAATAAAGGCTTTATGGTATTTCCTGGATCGACCAGCCCTTTCATTTTCCAAAGTCCAGAAGTCTATGCGCCCACCAGTATAGGTTTGAATAATGCCATCAATCTTAGATGATGACTTAATCATGGGAGCTAATAGATCGGCTATTTCCCTAAAGGCTTCAGATTGAATTTTATAGTCAGGTGCAAACCATCCTATTTTTTCGCCTTGGGCTGCTCCAGCACAAGCAATGTTTTGCATCATGGCAGTTTTGCCCCATCGCCTACCGCAGCGAATAGCAAAAAATCGAGTGGAAGCATCAAAGGCTTCTTGTTGTCCCTGGTGTAAAGGGGGTAATTCTATGGGTTCTCTACCTTGTTTTGACAGGGATGCCATTGACTGTCCAGTTATTGTTTTCTACATCAAATTGAACTTGATCGCCATATTTTTTAGGACACCATTTAGCTAATAGTTTTAGCCTAGTATCGACTTGTAATCTACGATGATTAAAAGCATCAGCCACTACGACTTTAACTTTTGTTGGTTTTCCTTGATCTTCAATGGTTTCTTTTGTTTCTAAATAGCAAGGAGTATCAGCAATCATTAGGGCTTCTTCGGCTATTGCATCAAAGCCAATCTCCCTTGCGTGTGCGATGTGTGCGGAAAATGTATTATCTTTTGCCATCCAATCATACACAGTTCTCCAGTTTGGCATTCCTTCAGATCGACAAATTGCTCTTAATGGCTCTCCATCTGACAATCTTTCAGTAATCTCATGGGCTATTTCTTCAGTAAAGATGGATGGTCTGCCCTTTTCTTTCATAAATACTTCCATTCACCAAATAATTCTGGTTTTTTCCATGCAGCATATCTAAGCATGGCTTTTCTTTCTTCAATTTTTTCGGTGGTTGGTATATTTTTCCATTCATTGACAAGTCTAGCCATGAAATTTTTAATAATCCATGCTTTTCTTTTAAATGAATCATTTTCATCTCTAAATGGTTGATTTCCGCCTTTGGCAATATTAAGAAGTTTTCCAGATTCTTTATATTGAGCAATCATTTGTTTTTCAAGGGATTGCCAATCATTACTTATAGCACAGGCTAATATAATCAATTCTACTGAATTTGGATTTTTTCTAATCCATTGATGTAATTTTGTATTTCGCCTTTTTGAGTCATAAATATGTTGTTTTAATCTTTTTTTTGGATCATCCGATTTTCCAATATAGATTATCTCTCCAGTTTTTTTATCTGAGAGTCCATATATTTTAGAAAATTTAACTTGTTTATCCATAATTTCTAGTGTCAGGTAGGCATCTTTTGGGATGTAGCGAATGCAAGGACAGTTGCACCCTACCTGACGATTGGAATATTAGCACAAGCTATTACAAAGTGTTAGTAGTAATACTGAGTTTGGTGTTAATCATGTCCAAAAGCGAATCTTCCGATGGGTAGATTTTTTCAAATGATTTTCTCCCCATTCCATGAATCCCTGCATTCCCTCTATGATGTTCTCTACACAAGGGGATAACAGGGGCTTGGTCTCTAGGTTTGGTTCTGCGGATGTGGTGCAACTCTGCTGGTGTGCCTTCTCCATATCCGAGGTGGTAACACAAAATGCAGCCAAATCTGGCAATTCTGTCATACATCCTTTTTTGTTCTTTATTTGCCATTTATCGCTAATGCAATATTGATTGCTTTACTTACTGCCTTCCATATTTCTTTAGGAAGTGTAATAGTAATCATGTCTGATCCCTTTAGGCTTGGGGATACTTCTACCCAATGATCCATGTACCAAGAAAAAAGGCTACCCTCTGGATTTTGGCTAAACCAGATTTGATTAGGCTTTGAGTCTACAGGATTTTGACCCCAGGGCAAAGTACCCATGTATTCAGGATTAAAAGAATAACTCATTTCTCTTGTGCCTTATTTGTATTAGGTTTTCTACCATCTTCATATCCATTGTCATAAGCCCTAATTTTTTCTGCTTTCAACGCTTCTATTTCAGCTTGTTGCTGTCGTAGCATGGTGGCAGCTTTACCAACCAAATTTTCCGATGTATAAGATTCTTTTCTTGATTTGTCCAACAAAAAAGCCAATTCAGTAGCGTTCATTTCTCACTTGCCTTTCTTAGTATTGCTAACTCAGCTTGCATTTCTGCCAACTTATCGCATGGTACTAATACTGAATTGATAGGTCTTTTATAGGAATGGGTATAAAGTGGTATTGAAGAATCCGCAGTTGAATCTTTATCCCAAGATAACCAGCCTTCATCCATGTGATTGTTAATCCATGCTACTGGTTCATCATCCCAGACTTTAGGTCTGACTATGCTAAATGTGCCATCTTGATTATCTTTAATCATATTTTCCCTTTCGTGGATTCTATAATACATCAATTCCTTGCTCTACTGCCCATGCCTGGATGTATTCGATCAACTCGATCATTTCAGGTACAGTTAAATCCGATGTCCTGCGAAAAACAATATCAACACCATGTCCATCAATTGCTGGTAACATTTCTACTGGTTCTCCCCTTGCTCGGAGCCAAGCTGCTGTTAGGAGTCTTTTCCATGTCTCTACTTCTTGTTTTTTTCCTACCCATTCTATTTTTTGGGCTATTTCTTGTATAAGCGCATGAAGTTTTGCATTTTGCTCTAAGCTGCGATTCTTAGGCTTAATCGAAACTGCATAGCCATCAGGGGCTTCTAAAATAGCTTGAATAGCATTTTTTCTGGCAACATGATGTGCCAGAATAAAGTTGCTTCTCATCTGCTGCCCCAAATTTGCTTTTCAAGATGAGCAATGTATTCGCTTTGGTGTTGTATGTGTTGCAATAACTTATCATACATTGACCGCCAATACTGAGCATCTTGTAAGGCTGCGCTAAGTTTCGCTTCTAGTTCTTCTCTATCCATTGTCCTGGTTCTCCGCTATTACCTTTTTGAAATTGATCCTTAAAATCTGCTTCTAAAGTAAGCCATAAATGTATTACTCTTTCGCTTCTAATGAACTGCTGAAACTTCAAAAGACCCCATTTCCTACGATAAATCAGCATCTGCCTTACTGCACATTGATGTTTATGCTTCTGTAAGTTCACTTACACTAACCCTTAGAGGGTGATAGTAATAAGCCCAAACACTTTTACGACCTTTGCCAGAATGATTTGCAATTAATCGCCTAGTGACATATCGTTGCTTTCTCAAATGACACAAAGCCATTGATACTTCAGGTGCTTTTAAATTGGTTTTTTGTGCCAAAACCGCTAAAGTAAATGGCATATCTTCCGATAAAAAAACTGCCCTGACCTTGACCAGAGCATTTGAACTTTTCTTTTCCATCATGTTGTCCTGTGTAATAGTTCAAAAAATATTAGCACAATTCATCGCCACGCAAATAAACAATTGCTTCCATATA